GCCGGGGAGATGTCGATGACGGTGGCCGAGGGCGAGGTCCGGTCGGTTTTGATGACCCTGGCGGACTTCCGGGTGACCGGGACCAGCAACGGAGTGATCTTCTAATGGCAGAACCGTTCGGCGTCCACTTTGAGGTCACCGGCCCGGTCTTTGACGGTTCCGGTCTCCGGGTGATGCAAGGCATCATCAACCGGGGACTTCTCGACCTGGCGACCATCGAAGGGCGCAACAAGGTTGATGACCAACTATGGGGACCACCGGCCTCGCAGTATGCCAAGGCTCCCCGATCCGCAAAACATGGCGCGCATACCCGCGTGCTCAAACGGGCGATAGCAGCCCACGCGATACGTGATGGAGTTGCCGAGGTCAACGCGAAAGGCCCACGCAACAACGTCGATCTCCAATATGCCGAGAAGGTGGAAGCCCTGTATCACATGTTCGCTAACGCCAAGAACCACATCGACAATAATCCCGCGCTTTATCAGCAGTACATCGGCGATGCCCTGATCGAGGCGTTCGATTGAGCCGCTCCGGAGCATTGGACAGGATCGACGTGTTGCTGTCGTCCATCACCGACCCGGCCTTCGTCGCGGTCATCCGGGCCGAGCCTCTGGCCTTGTCCGGGACTCCGGTCCTGGCGTATTGGGTACAGGGCCGGACAAACGGCTGGCAGACCCTGTCGGATATCGGCTCGACGACGACTATCATGGTCCGGGCTTATTTCCGGCTCCAGGCGTCGGCTGATGTCCGGGAGAGTATCGAGTTGGAGTTATGGGACACGATGGTCCAGGTGGACACCAAACTCCGGTCGGACGCTGACCTTGCCGGGAACTGTACCGACTCCACCGTCGGCAATGCCGCGGTCGCCACGATAGATATTGGCGGTCAGCTATACCGCACTGCCACAATTCCCTTCGACATCCAACTCTATGAAGAAGTGACCATCACTCCGTAGGAGCGACAAATGGCAAAGAAAAGCGGACTGGGACAACAGATATTCGTCCACGGTTACGACCTAAGTGGGGACGTTGCGGCCATCGACAACGCCGGAAGTCCCCGCGAATTGCTGGACACGACCGCCCTCAACGCCTCGGCCCATGAGCGAGTCATGGGACTCTCGGACGGGAACCTTGGGGTCTCGTCCTGGTTCAACGATGCTACCGAACAAGAGCACGCCGCATTCAAAGGACTGGTCACAACCGACCGTATCGTGGTATGGGCTTTCGGTGCGACACGCGGGGACGTTGCCGCTTGTCTGGTAGGGAAGCAGATCAACTACGACCCAAGCCGGGGAAGCGACGGGTCTTTATCCTTCACGATCGATACTCAGGCCGCGTCGGGAGTCCCGCTTGAGTGGGGCAATACTCTCACAACCGGCAAGGAGACCCATTCCTCGGCGGGTAGTTCGACCAGCCGGGACGACGGCGCCGCGACCAGCGCCGGGTTGGTCGGGTATCTTTCAATCACCGACATCGACTCCGGGACGCCGACCGTGACCATCCAACAGTCCAGCGACAACGGGTCCAGCGATGCCTTCGCGACGGTCTTGTCCTTCACGGCGGTCGCCGCCGCTGCCGCTCCGACCTCGGAACGAGTCACGGTCAGCGGGGCTGTAGAACGTTACCTCCGGATCACGACCACCGGCACGTTCTCTAACCTGGACTTCTGCGTAGTGACTAGGCGAGGGACCGGCGAGGATGATGTCACCCTGTGAAGATAGGACGTATCAGGCCTCAAATCTTCCTGTCTATCCTGATTTTGGGAGGAGTGGCCGGGGCCGGTATCTATCTCAGCAACGAGGTCGCCACCGGGACGTCGGTGGGCGGGATTATCGCATTGTCTATGAAGATTCTGGAGTCAGACTAAATGGCCTATATCCGGACATTATTCACCGGAGCGACTGGCCTGGCGGTCGGGGTACATTTCGCCGAGGATATCGGTCTGTTGTCCATCGGACGGTTCGCGCCGCTCCCCTGGTGGGGAGCATTCGCCATAGGGATTTGTTTCTCCTGGCTGATGATGGGAGCCATCATCCATAAGATACAGAGCAAGGGGTAAGAAGATGAGATTGCTTTGTTGGATAAGAGTCCACGATTGGCGCCTTGATGGATGGTCGGGCCGGGTTTGCTCTCGTTGCGAACACCGGGAAATCCTGATTTATACCTCGGATGCCGGCGCCGTCTGGGAGCGAGTGACGTGAAGCCTCTCCAACTGGGTCTCAGTCTGATCCCGGTGGCAATCATCGTCATCGGGCTCATCGGATGGGTCGTGACCCTCCGGGGGAATATAGACTCGGCCCTGGAGAGCATCCAGGCATTGCAGGAGTCCCAGTATGACGACACCGACCTGGTGGAGCGGGTCCAAGACCTTGCCATCCAAGCCGAGGAATCCATGACAAAGGTCATGTGGGTCATGGAGGAATACGGCCCAGCGATCGAGAGCATCCGAGACCGGGAGTTAGATACCGAGATGGCTGATAGGGTGGCCGACATAGTGACCAGGCAAGCGGTGGTCGAGAACGAGATGCGGCAGATAATGTCGGACCATGAGGGGTTCGCGGATGTGCTTTATGAACTCGGCGAGTCCGGGCTTATCGAGCGCCGTCAATATGGGAACTATAAATGACGACCCACTGGAAGGCCGCAAGACCAAGGGATACCCATTGGCGAGAGGCATCGTGCCGGGAGGTGGGCTGCCCACAATACGTGAGGGGATGGCAGACCGTCTTGCCGGCCAACGATACGATCAATGCCGGATATATCCGGCGGTCGGGAATGGGCTTTCGGGAGGAATCCGAGGGCCAGCTCATCCGGTTCATGTTCGAACCAGGGCAAGAATGTTTCAAAGGTCGGGCCGGCGGTCATAGGACTCCGGTCGAGCGCGACCCGATCCTCTGGCGCGACAACCTGGTGATGGCTCCGCTGGAGTGGCTAGACAGCATGAACGACGACTTATATCAGATCAGGGCTAGGAATTAGGAGGGTAACATGGCAAAGGAATCAGGACTGGGTTTCTCGGTGATTGTGGACGACTCCGGCGGGTCGGCCAGGACAATCAGCAACGATATAACAAACTTGGACTTCGCCACGCCAAGAGAGGAGCAGGATATAACCGGCCTCGACAAGTCGGCCAGGGAGCGGTTGTTGCTCCTGGCGGACTTCTCGGTCACTTTCAACGGGGTCTTCAACGATGCCAGTAATATGTCACATGATGTATTCAAGACGGTCCCATCGACCTCGGTGGCGCGAACGGTGACGATGGCAATCAGCGGCCAGACCCTAGCGTGCGAGGCGTTCTTCTCGGACTACGCCTTGAGCCGGTCGTCCTCCGGCGAATTGACCTGGTCAGCACCCGGCGCGTTGTCCGGAGGCGCCGTCCCGACGTGGGGCTAAGTGGTAGCGACTAACGGGGCGACGGTCCGGAAGGGCTTTCGCATCCCGGAGAGGACGGCACTAATAAACTTTCAGGGTACTGACTACGACGGGGCCGAGATACGGGTCCGGTTGAGCGTTACCTTCGCCCAGTTCATCGCCCTCCGGGAGTCCGCCCAAGGCGAGGACCAGGAGGGCATGGCCCGGTTATTCGGGGAGACTGTCTTGATGGACTGGAACCTTGAGGATGCTGATGGGAAGCTCATCCCGGCTGATGGCGACGGGATGCTGGCGATCCCGCTGGAGTTGACGAACCTGGTCGTCCAACATTGGGTCGAGGAGGTTGCCGGCGTACCCAGCCCTTTATCCGAGCCATCCGGAAATATAGACACGTTGGCGGCGGCATCGACCGCGATGGCAACCGAGTAGTCAAGCCGTGGGAATTGGAGGAGGCCGAGATTATTGACGGTCTCTGTCAGCGGTACTCGTGCCTACCATCCCAACTCATGGAGGAGGATGCGACGATCCTCCGGATGGTGGCAATAGTCCAGGAGGGACAACCAGAGGACGATGGCAAACCAAGTTGAAATAACGATCACAGCCGACCCGACGAACGCCGAGGCCGGACTCAAGAAGGTCAAGTCCGGCTTCGAGAGCATGAAGGATTCCATTGTCAAAAACCGGAAGGCCATCGGCCTCGGCATCACTGCGATGGGCGCCGGCATCGAGGGACTTGCCCAGAAGCAAGCACCTCTGACCGAGGCGACCCGGAAGCTCTCTAATCAAACCGGCTTCAGCGAAGATGCGATTCGGGATATGGCGACCGAACTCTCTAACGCCACCTTCCCATTGGATGAAGCGTTAGCATTGATGGAGCAAGGTTCCAAGCAAGGACTGGCATCTGCGGAAGCCCTCAAAAAATACGCGAAGTTCTGGGATACGGTTGGGGATGCTACGGGATTAAGTTCAAAGCAACTAGCTAATAGCGCTGCAGCCTTGAAGTCGGTGGGAGTCGCTGCCGGGGAGGAGGGGAGGCTTCTCGGGGCATTCGGTCTGATTTCACGCGAAACGTCCGGGGATGTTGGCGAGTTTTTGCAATTTGTTGAGCGCATGTCGTCGGACCTGGGGACTATGGGCATCTCGGTCGATGATGCCGCTGTGGCAATGGCTGCACTGGAAGGCAAGGGGATCAAGGGAAGAGCAGCGATGACTGAGTTCCGCGAGGCTGTCGCTGACGTCGAAAGTGGGATGGATGCGGCATCCAAGCAGATATCGAAATCCGAGGAAGCTAACGTCAAGTTAGCGGAAGCCCTGGCTGATGGCAAGATTTCTCAAGCAGAATACAACGAGGAAGTGGCCATCAATAACGAGGGGATTAAAGCGCAACGCGATGTCATGGAGGAATTATCCAAGGGCGGTCTCGGCCCTCTCTTGGAGCAGTTGGGCTTGACTGAAGCAGAGACCGAGAAATACCGGGAGTCCTTGGGCAAGTTGGACGGCGCCATGGCGGAAGATGCTGAGGCTTTAGCCAGCACCAAAACAGTCATGGACAAACTCAAGTCCTCGATGGGAGACCTGGTATTTGCCAATAGCGCAGTGATAGAAAAGGCGTCGGCACTGGCTCCGATATTCATGGCGGCGGGACCAGTAATCGCGGGGTTTGGCCCTATTATGACGACCTCGATGACGATAGCTGGTACGGCTGTTAAAGGATTCAGCACTGCGGTCAAATTGGCTATGGGACCAGCAGGTCTGGCTTTACTCGCAGTTACGGCGATGATAGCGATTGGTGTCCTACTTTGGCAGAACTGGGACACCGTCAAAGAGAAGGCGATCAAAATCTTCAAAAAGATTCAGGATGTCCTAGATATCCTCAAGGCTACTTTTACCAAGGTCTTCAACTGGATACGGACCATAGTGGTTAACGTATTTACCAAAATCACCGACATCTACCATTCCAAATTAGGATGGCTCCTCCCGGCTGGGCCTTTAGTCAAAGCCATCCTATTTTTGAAAGATAATTGGGACACAATATGGAACGGCATCAAGGCCACTTTCAAAACCGTGACCGATGCCCTGATCTCGACCTTCCGGACTGTCAAATCGACCGTCCTGGGTATATGGGATGGGATGGTGTCCGGCATAAAGAGTGCCATCGATGCCATTATGCCCACGATTGACCGAGTGATAGGCGCAGCCAGTAGAGTTGGTGGCGCGATACGGTCAGCGACGACTCTCGGCGGAGTTGGTGGCGTGATACGCGGAATATTTGGCCGGGAGCATGGCGGTCCAGTAGCCGCCGGCCAGCCTGTTATCGTCGGGGAGCGCCGTCCGGAGTTATTCGTTCCGCGTACTTCCGGCACTATTCTCCCGCGGATTACCGGAGCCAGTGGTGGCGGCGCCGGCATGACGGTCAACCTGGTCATCAATGGGGACATTAACGGCATGGACGACTTCGAGCAAAAGGTGACCTCGGTCATCCGGGACGCCGTCCTGGGCGGCGGGTTCTCCGGCGTAC